GAAATGAAGAAGAAGTTACAACAACAAACAAAGGAGTAGTTAATGCCATATGGTGATGATATTACGGAAGGTTTACCGTTTCCACTATCTAATCCTAATAGTGTAAAAACTTACACGATTACGGGCGCAGCCTATGACTTGTCTGTCAATGGACTTCCATTCTTTATCTATGCTACAGATGAGACTCCTTATCGTCGTCAAACTGCTGAGTATCGCAAGCAACAGATTGACCAATCCACAGAACCAGGTGAGCAAACACTTACTGGTTGGTGGCTTCGCTCACAGTCATCATTTCACAATGGAACTGGCATTAACTTCTATGACCCATCAGCAGGTGAGACTGTCTCCTATCGCTTTGCAGATAGTAAAGGTGTAGATGTCTGGACTAAGGGTCAAGCGACCCTACTTAAAGATGTTGTTAATGCTCATATTACTACTGGTCCTGTAGTCGGCACAGACCATCAACACCCTAATCAACATATGCGCTCTATTCAATGGAGTGGAATAAATGCTGTACTGCTACACGATGAGTTTGATGTTGATAAGATTCAGCCATCAATTACCGTTTCAATTACGAATAAGGCTTTAACTACTAACGTAGCAACACTTACAACTAGCACAGCGCACGGACTTGCTGTAGGTATGACGATTGTAATAACAGGTGTTGATGCAACATTTAATGGTTCTTACCGCATCACAACTGTGCCAACAACTACTACTTTTACTTACGCTAAAACTGCTACTAACGTAGCATCTACTGCAGTATCTCCAGTAGGAACTGGTGTTACAAATTCAGTAGTTCACTTTGTTGATTACATTTCAGGAACTGACCGCAAGGTGTTTGCCATCTGCGATGATGGAGTTAATGCTTATTGGATAACTAACAAGACAGTTGGTGGCAATCAACGCCTAACTATGTTCAAGAAACCATTAACTGGTGACTCAACCACTGGCTCATCCAATCCATCTGCTACGGGTGATGTAACCCAGATGTTCCAAAGTGGAGATGAAGAAATATTCTATGCTGCTATGGAGTTTATTAAAGACCGCATTATCCTATGTGTAAACAACAAGGTATATGAGTTGTCAACAAGTTCCGCATCATTGCCTTCTCCAGTGTATACTAATCTTAATACTAACTACCACTACACATCTGTGGCTGCATCTGGTCCTGCTATCTACACCGCTGGTCACTCAGGTATTTATTCTACTATTCAAAAGTATACACTTAATACATCTGGTGCTGTGCCAACATTAACTTCTGCAGTAGTTGCAGCGGAACTTCCTGCTGGCGAAATAGTTGAAAAGTTGTATTACTATTTAGGTTATATGATGATTGGCACCAACAAAGGCGTTCGCGCTTCCATTGTTTCAGACCAAGATGGTTCACTTAAGTACGGACCTTTAATCTTTGAAACATCACAACCAGTCTACGACTTTGCAGGAAGAGATAGATTTATCTGGTGCTCTACTGGAGTTGGAGCAGATGCAGGCACAATCCGAATTGACTTAGGTGCTGAGATTGAACCACTACGTTTTGCCTATGCAAACGACTTGTCCAGCACTCAAACTGGAGAACACTACACAACTGCTCTTGCCTTCCTAGGCACTACCAATCGTCTTGCGTTTGCTACAGCATACAATGTAACTGATGGAGCCACCTATCTTGAATCAGCAAGCGATTTAGTTTCTTCGGGCTATATCACTACTGGTCGTATTCGATACTCAACACTTGAGCCTAAAGTATTTAAGGTGATGAAGGCTTTAGTAGACAACACTAATGGTGGATTAACTATTGAGTCTATTGACACAATGGGAACCGCACGAACTATTGGTAACTTTGCAAAGGGAGACTTTGTTCCTGAGGTAAACGTATCCTACCCAGTAGGTTCTCAAGAGTATATGTCTTTCAAGTTTACTATCTCACGTAACTCAAGTGCTCCAGAGTTAGGTGCCATCTTTGATGGCTACCAACTCAAATCATTACCTGCAGTGCCACGCCAGCGCATCATTCAATATCCTCTTGCTTGCTTTGACAACGAAAAGGATAGGTTCAATGTTCAGACTGGACACAGTGGTTCCGCATATGACCGTCTTGGAGAGTTAGAGACACTAGAAAATGCTGGTGACTCTATCCGTGTTGACGATTTTAGAACTGGTGAATCCTTCATTGGTCTAATTGAATCAATTAGTTTTAACAACCAAACCTCTGGAGATAAAAGATTCTCTGGATTTGGTGGCATTGCATATCTAACCATCCGAACACTATAACTCTTAGGAGCGCAAAGAATGACACCAGCAAACTGGGCAGGACTAATCGTATCTATTATTGCAATTGTAACCGCTTTCAGCGGTGCAATTAGATGGTTAGTCAAGCACTACCTATACGAACTTAAGCCCAATGGTGGTTCAAGTCTCAAAGATTCTGTCTCTCGACTTGAGTCGAAGGTTGAAATGTTACACGATTTAGTTATTGAACTAGTAAAGAAATGAGTCAGAATGAAGCCCTTTGTTGCAAGAACGGCTGCCCCTGCAGCCAAAGCGGTACTACGGCAAGCGACAGCAATCAAGCCCAAGCGCGAGAAAGCATCCGATGGACTCCTACCATCCCAAGCCCATATAAATCAGAATCCTAAGTCTGACCACAACACAGGCTTTGCAGTTGATTTAACCCATGACCCAAAGGGTGGGATTGACTGCCTCGATATCTATGAAAAACTTAAGGCTGACAAGCGTGTCAAGTACCTCATCTTCCAAGGCAAGATTTGGTCTGCACAGAATGGTGAACTTAAGTACAAAGGTATCAATCAGCACAACAAGCACCTTCATATATCAATCAAGGAAACCTGTGGGTATGATACATCACCTTGGTTCCCTTGGTTAGGAACACCCACCACCATCAATAAGGTAAAGGCAGCAATCAAGCCTAAGCCAAAGAAGAAGGAGAACAAATGAACAAGAAATTAGAAGCAATTGCAGCAACATACCTACGTGCAGCAGTAGCATCAGTTATCGCTCTATACCTATCTGGAGTAACAGACCCTAAGTCATTACTTATGGCAGGCGTGGCTGCAGTAGCAGGTCCAGTCCTTAAATGGCTAGACCCAAAAGAAACAGCGTTCGGACGCGGTTCAAAGTAACCCCATTTTAGGGCCCTAGCAGGCCGATAGAGACAAGAAACCCCCCTTCCTAAGGTAATCACCCTAGGTTGGGGGGTCTTTTGTTGTATCTTGAGGTTACTTAATGTCCTCGTCGTCAGCCTCAAAGTCCTCGGCTAAATCCCATAGGGCTTCTACATCCTTGTTAAACTTGTATCTTTTGTATCGGCTGATTAACTCGTAGAATACATCTTGGGTTGCCAGTCCAAGCAAGACCATCAGAAATGTTTGCAACATAGTATTATCTCCTATAATATATATATTATTATATAATATATAGAAGCCCCTTAAGGGCTTCTTATATAGTATATATAATTAATTATACACTGAACTGAAAGAATGTCAAGGATAAAAAATACTTGACAAGATGGACTGAGTGTGGTTAAATTATCCTATGAGCATACAACTTGGAGATTACGAACTACCTGAACACGTGAGTTATTCTGCGTTCAGCACATACATTGACTGTGGATTTCAGTACTACCTTGGACGATTAATGCAAGTGCCTGAGTCACCATCGGTCTGGTCGGTTGGTGGGAGTGCATTCCATACGGCAACAGAAATGTGGGATTTAGAAAATGCAGAATGATTTATGGGCTAAAGCCTGGGCTAAAGAACTTGGGGACACTGACCTAACCAACGCACGTGTTGGTGGTCGAGCAACCAAGGCAAACCCAAACAAAGAAGATGTTAACTTTTGGCATGATGCTGGTCCAAGATGGGTGCAAGCCTACATTGACTGGCGTAAGGCTAACCCTGACTGGAAAATCTGGAAAACTCCAGGTGGAGTTCCAGCAATTGAGTTAGCAATGTTACCTGATTTTGCTGGCGTGCCAGTCAAGATGATTCTTGACCGTGTGTTTGAAGTCAATGGCGAACTTGTTATCGTCGACTTGAAAACCTCTCAGCAAACACCTTCCAATACACTTCAACTTGGATTCTACAAGGTCGGATTGTTAAAGACCTTTGGTATCGATGTTAAGTGGGGGACTTATTGGATGGCACGTCAGCACGGTGTTTCTCCCCTCGTAAATCTTGACACATATACAGAAGACAAGTTAGAATATTTAGTGTCAGGGTTTGACAAAGCAAGGAAGTCTGGAATCTTTTTACCGAATACAAACAACTGCCAATACAAATGTGGACTTACAGATTACTGTATGTTCTCAACGAAGATAGGATAACAAATGGAAGACTGGAAACTACAAGTTAGTTACAAGACACCTGCTGGGGATATGATTAATATCCGTGCTAATACTGCTGATGAACTCAGCGTGTTACTAGAAGGCATTGGTGATTACTCAACACAGGTTGCTGCTGTGCAGCGATTGGTTGTTGGTGCATATAATGCAGCCCCTTTGGGGACCACGCCTTCAACTCCAAGCACATCGCAATCCACTTACTCCGCTCCAACCCAGGGGCAGGGTCCGTCACTTACACCTCCACCAAGCGCGGTAACACCAACGGGACAAGCGAGCCCAACGTGCGTACACGGAGCGAGAATCTTCCGACAGGGAGTGAGCAAAGCGAGTGGAAAGCCTTACGCTTTCTGGGCATGCCCAACCCCACAGGGGACTCCCGACCAGTGCAAGCCAGTAAACTAAAACGTTGATGAAGGAACGCAGTTACCGACGCACACCGCAGAGGTGGCTGCGTTCTTTCTACAAAGAAGGGAATGATGAAGGATGCGTACACTTGTCCGCTCAGTTGGTCGTTCCAGTATCGGTGGAGAACCGCTCCCTAGTTGCTTTAAGGCATTCGAAAGCAACAAGATTATCATTAGGCGCTCTGAGGTTTCGATGTTCGCAGCCGCGCCTGGAGTCGGAAAGTCAACACTAGCACTGGCTTTAGCGTTGAAGATGAAAGTCCCAACACTTTATATCTCAGCAGATACCAATGCACACACAATGGCTATGCGATTAGCCTCAATGATTTCAGGTAAGTCACAGACTGATGTCGAAGCATTAATGAATACAGACCATGGTTGGACAAAGGCAACACTTGCAAAGGGTAGCCACATTGTATGGTCATTTGAATCAGCACCAACGCTACAAGATATTGATGAAGAAGTGCAAGCCTTTGAAGAACTATGGGGTTGCCCACCTACATTGATTATAGTAGATAACTTAATGGATGTAGCCACAGATGGTGGCGAAGAGTTTGCATCAATGCGTGCAATCATGAAGGAGTTGAAGTATCTTGCGAGAGCGACTAACGCTGCAGTGGTTGTATTACACCACACTTCGGAGGCTGTCCAAGGTAGCCCGTGTCAACCGCGCTCCGCTATTCAGGGTAAGGTTGCTCAACTTCCTGCTCTTATATGTACCCTCGGCGTTGTTGGTACTTCTATGGGTGTTGCACCTGTTAAGAATAGATACGGTAGGGCTGACGCAGGAGGAGGACTCATGACATGGGTTGCTTTCAATCCCGAGTACATGTTTATTGATGATATACCAGAGAATGTTTAAGGAGAAATAATGTTAATGGATGATACACTAAAGAAGTTAAAGCAAGATGCGTACGTGCAGGGCTGGCAAGATGCAGCAGATTCAATCACATCTAAGTTTGAACAGTCGCTACGAAATGCAATTCAAAATGTAGAAGTACCTAACTTTGAGGATACTAATGACAACAAGGAAGAGTCACAAGGCTAGAGGAGCAACCTATGAAACCGACACCAGAGATTGGTTTCGAGCAAATGGATACGATTCTGAGCGACTTGCTCGAACAGGTGCAAAAGATGAGGGCGACGTTGTTGTCCGCTCAGACTTTCTTGGTAGCATTGGCGTTATCGAATGTAAAGCCCCAGGGGCAGGCAACGCCATTGACCTTAGTGGTTGGACAAAAGAAGCACAAATTGAAGCAACGCATTATGCAGAAGCAAGGGGGCTCGACCGTAACGCCGTCCTCCCAGCAGTACTTATCAAGGCTAGAGGAAAGTCAATAGCAGATTCATATTTAGTATTACGATTAGGAGATGTATTTGGTGAATGATTTGCCCAGTATTAAGGCTGTACTAGAACACTATGGTGCTAGTATGCGTCGTGACCACGGGCAAGTCAATCTTAAGTGCCCGTTCCATGGTGACTCGCATCAAAGTGGAACAGCAAACCTAGACGATAATTTATTCGTATGTTTTGCCTGTGGTGTACAAGGAAACAGTTTACAAATCATCGCACAACAAGAAGGGTGTGACATACGTGGCGCAGCAAAATTCGCAGAAGGAACTCTTGGGCATAGCGTCCAAGCGGTATCAGGAAAGCATCTATCAGGCAGAAGATTACCTTCGAAGCAGGGGTATAACTCTGGAGGTAGCACGGTTGGCACGATTAGGCGTAGTCGCGGAGCCTGAACCAGGACACGAACAGTATACTGGAAGACTTAGCATACCTTATGTAACTAAGTCAGGCATTGTAGACATACGCTTTCGCTCACTAAACCCTGCTGTTGAACCCAAGTATATGGGTATGGTTGGTGCAGATACAAAGATGTACAACGTATTAGATATTGAACGAGCAGGTGATTGGATTGGAGTATGCGAAGGTGAACTCGACACTCTTACTATGTCACGATGTGTTGGAATCCCATGCGTCGGGGTGCCAGGAGCAAACTCTTGGAAGAAACACTACACAAGATTACTTGCTGACTTCGAGCGAATCTTTGTATTCGCAGATGGTGATGGACCAGGACGAGAGTTTGCAAACAGTTTGGCAAGAGAGTTACCAGTCACTATCGTGGGATTCGGTGACGGGGAAGATGTTAATTCGGCATACACGAAGTACGGTGCGCATTTCATTAAAGAAAAGATGGGCTTAACAAATGAAGAATGATATAAAGAAATGCCCACAGTGTGGTGAGTTGTTTGAGAATGTGTTCGAAGCAATCGACCACTTGCTTGAAGAAGATGAAGACTTCGACCCAGCACTTATACTTCCAAATGGTTACAGATTAATGATTGGTTCGTTATTGAAATGTTTGTATAAATATTCTAATGACCCAGAAAAGATTGAAGAAATAACAGAGTCAACGTATCTCACTTTGTTCACAGCGGAGACTAGTCCGCAAGAAGTAATGAATGTGATAGAAGATATGATAGTTGGCTCGAGTATGATAGGGATTGATGACGAACTTAAACGCCTCTTGGAAGATGGAGAATGAAGAGATATGGCAGATTATCCAATACGTATCAGGACTGGGATTACAGATAGAGTCGTATCAGAATCAAGACGGTCGGCTAAAGATAACCTTAACGATACCTCTATTGCACGCGAAGTCCATCTAGAGGTGCACTTGAGCAACACAGTCAATGAGTTGTCTGACTTGTTGCTGAGTAAGCACAAGGACTATGGTCCTAGAAATATCTCACAAGCACCTGGCGGTGCAATTAATGGCTTACGTGTACGTATGCATGACAAGTTAGCACGAATCAATAACCTGATTGACAGTGGTGCAAACCCTGAGCACGAATCCTTAGAAGATTCCTTCAAGGACATGGCTAACTATGCAATCATTGGGTTGCTGGTTTTACGAAAGCAATGGGACAATGACTAATAAATCTTCATTTGATTTAGACTTTGGGTACGGACGCAAGGGTGAGCAATTAGTAGATGAGTTGCTTACTGGTGGACGCACAGTAGAAGTAAAGCGTGACCGCAAATGGGCTAAGACAAACAATCTTTATATTGAAACTGAATGTTATTTCAAGAAGATTGAGGCATGGGCTCCATCAGGTTTGATGGTAACAGAGGCAGCATACTGGGCATTCGTGCTAGAAGAAAGCACATTGATTGTGCCGATTGATGCACTTAAATATGCAGTAAAAGAATTCGGCAGAGAGATTGAATGTAACATACCACCTAATCTTTCTAAGGGTAAGTTAATAACTGTTGATGATTTGATGTCGGCAACACGACTGTATAAGAAAGCAAAGGCAGATGAACTGGCAACGCATTGAACCTTGGGACTATGTCGTAGTGGCTGTAGCCTCTGAGTACCATAGGAAATATGCTATGGTTGAGTTGGAGGATATCAAGCAATCACTATACGAATGGTTTATCGAGCACCCTAATAAGTTAGATGAGTGGGAAGCAATAGGCAAGAGAGATGCAAAGAACTTAATCTATCGTAGCCTACGCAATCAGGCATTAGATTATTGTCAGAAGTGGAAAGCCAAATCAGTTGGCTATGAAGTGTCTGATTTATTTTACTATGCCCCCGAAGTTGTAGAGGCTATGTTACCTGCTGTCTTGCGACATGACTTAACAATTACACCACAGTTAAATCTTGGTGGTAGTAGCACACCAACCGCACCATCTGAGGGCGGAAACTTAATGGCAATGATGATTGAAATTGACTGGGGTTATTGGAAGTTAAGCAAAGATGATAGGCGGATAATCTTTCTACGCCATGCTGAGTCAATGGATTACAAGGAGATATCTAATACACTATCCTTGGGTTCAGAAGATGCAGCACGCATGAGAACTAAGCGTGCGCTTAATCGTTTGATTAATAAAATAGGTGGGCATAAGCCCTATAGAGATGAAGACTCCACCCCTGCTGGCAAAGAGGTTGAACCAACAGAGGCGGAATCTTTAGAGGAAGGCGACGAGCACAATAACACAGATGAATAGTGCTATTGCTGATGTTACACTCGCGCCACCGAGCACGACACCGCCTATAAATAATGCGGTAAACTTAGTTGCTTTGAAACTATTCATCAATGTATTGTTCCATATCTTCTAAGTCTAACTCTGCTGGGTCGACATACATATCTTCCCCATGTATGTCGTAGAACTCTTCTATCTCTTTCATACTGGCAAACTGTAGTGTGTCGTTGCTTGGCTCACAAGCAGAGCAACCATCACCTAAACATATATCACACATATTACCCTCCTGTTGAATAGAATCCACCACCATTAAACTTAACTGGTGGTGCGCTGTATACTCTGGACATTGGTTCATTACAGTTGTCACAGTAAGGAACAATCTCGTCTTCTGTCATACCTCTAGTGATAGTGATGACTGATGAGTCAGCATCACATTTGTATTCATAACTCGCCATCTTGTTTCGCTTTCTCTATTACTTGTATCAATGCCAAGCCTGACTCAGTTAAGTTCCATGCTTGGTCCCACTCATCAAACTCATCCATTTGTTCCCTCTCCTGATTCCCATGGGTCTGTGTATTGTCTTGCCATATCACGATTGATTGCGTCTAGAAGAGCACTAGGTATCCTCATTGTTGGTGGGTCTATCATTAGTGTGCGATACTCTTCAGCACGTTCTTGCTTCTTAACTACGTGATGTAGAAACTCACTCATCTTCTGTCCCTTCAGGTGTTGGCGCAGTCGCTAGTGTACCACACTCAGCACATTCCATGTCAAGAAAATACATACCAATCTCACCATCATCATCGAACATAGTCTTTAAGTTCCAAATCTCGCAGCCACATGGGCATACTATAGTTGGTTCACCTCTAATATCCATAGCCTGAGAATAGTCAGGCTTCATCTCTGTCACATGCTTAGCCAAGTTTGTCACCTCTGTACTTAGTGTTGCGCATATGTATGTAGTGAGTCTCAGGTGCATAGGCACACTCGATGCCTGAACTATGGAACATGTGCTCTGTTGCTGGTCTGTTACCTTTGGCTGGCACAGGTACACGCAACGGGTTGCTAGTAATTGGTTTGTTACATGACATGCATAAAACTTTGTATTCTTCTAATAGACTCATTAGTGCCAACCTTTCTGTTTGAAGTGTAGCCATGCTTCGCATGGTGTTCCGTATCTGTAGTAAATATAATCCAACCCACGCTCTATCTGTCGTGGTGCTGGTGTTGCAGGGTCAAGCCCCAACAGTTGAGGTATACCACCAGCATGCTTCCCCATAACCCTGATACTATTCCAAGCATCAGGATTCCATGCTGATTCCTTACCCCATAATCTGTTGAGGCATGACCACTGTTCATCTTGCCACTCGCTGAGTTTATCTCTAGCGTATGCTTTGCTATCGTCTTTACTCCAAGTAACTTGCACGACTTTGTCTGTTGTGTCCGTGCTTTGTTTTGAGTTGTCCGATACAAACCATACTACTAATACAAGCAGCAAGAAACTTATTGCTTTCACAGGCTTACCTTCTCTCTAACCTTAGTAGCAAACGCTACCGCTGTACTTCTGTACTCGCTATCGATAGGCTCACCTGCTTCTAATAGTCGCTCACCTGATAGTGTGCCACCCCAAACTCCATAGTCTATGTTGTCTGGCTTCATGCCTTCTGCCTTACATTCTACCACAGCAGGACAGTAAGAGCAAATCGTTAGTGCTCGCACCGCATTGTTAACTGTGTTAGAAAACCATAGGTCAGGGTTAACGTCACCTGTACATAGACCATTCATTGTTAATCCTATCTCTCTAGTGCTATCTCTGTCATCTCGTCGAACTCTTCATCAAGTTCCTCTTCTTCATCATACCCTAACGCTATGTCGTCGTCAAGTTGTGGTTCATAACTCATAGTGTCTCCTTAGTGTAGTGTTGGTGGATAAATTGTGTACGCTACGTGGTTGATTAACTTAGAACCAAACTC